TTTTTTTCAAGCAGAAGACGGCATACGAGATGCCTAAGTGACTGGAGTTCAGACGTGTGCTCTTCCGATCTGCTTATGATTTTTGCTTTTGTGATAATGGCAAGTGTGAGCGATAATTTATGGGCGGCGATAGTAGCACTTGGGCTAAATAGCTCAGCTTATGTAGCAGAAATAGTCCGTAGTGGCGTAAATAGCGTAGATCGCGGGCAAATGGAGGCTGCGCGCGCGATGGGCTTAGGATATGCTACTAGTATGAAAGAAATCATTTTCCCCCAAGCCATTAAAAATATCTTGCCAGCCCTTGCAAATGAGTTTATATCGTTATTTAAAGAAACATCAGTGGTTGGATTGATTGGCATTTTTGATTTAACAATGCAAAGCAAAAGCTTACAAGCTACGCTTTTTAGCCCTGAGCCGATTTTGTTTGCTGGGGTTGTGTATTATGCTAGTGTTAAGATTTTTTCAACCCTTGCAAAATTGCTTGAAAGGCGATTAAACCGCAATGATTAAGATAGAAAATTTACACAAAAATTATGGCCAATTAGAAGTTTTAAAGGGCATTAATTGTGAGTTTAAAAAGGGCGAAGTTGTAGCAATTATTGGCCCAAGCGGTAGTGGTAAAAGCACTTTTTTGCGTTGTATAAATGCGCTTGAAAGTGCTAGTAGCGGGCATATTTATATTGATGGCGTAGATATTACGGCAAAAACTTGTGATATAAATAAAATTCGCGCAAAAATTTCTATGGTTTTTCAGCATTTTAATCTTTTTGCAAATAAATCCGTGCTTGAAAATTTAACCCTTACGCCTATAAAAACAGGCCTAATGGGCAAAGACGAGGCCAAAGAACACGCCCTAAATCTACTCAAAAAAGTCGGCCTAAAAGATAAAGCTGGTGTTTATCCCCATAAGCTCTCAGGCGGGCAAAAGCAAAGAGTAGCCATAGCAAGAGCGCTTGCGATGAACCCGCAAGCGATTTTATTTGATGAGCCTACAAGCGCGCTAGATCCTGAGATGATAGGCGAGGTGCTTTCATTGATAAAAGATGTGGCAAATGAAGGTATGAGTATGCTTGTAGTAACGCATGAGATGGGTTTTGCTAAAAATGTATCAAATAGATTGATATTTATGGACGGCGGATACATAGCTAGCGATTGCTCGCCACATATGGCATTTGGATCTTGAAATGAACCTTGAGAAAAGTCTGGTTGTTCATTAGTAACTTGAGCTAACCATTTTTGAGCATCTTCTTCACTCAAACCAAAATTACGTTTTAAGTATTCAAGCTTTGGCATAATTCCAGCAGCAACTAACTGCATCTCATCAGCTCGTTGTTTGTCTTTATCAATAAAAACACCATCATCAAAATGTACAGACAACTCAACATCTGCTACATTGCCAGTCCATCTAGGCTTACCGTCAGAAAAGAACTGACCTATACTAGCTACTTCAAGAATTGCATTAACTAATTGATTTAAAAACAATTCTACTTGAGTTAAATAACTAGAACGTGTTTGATAAGTTGTGGAATTCTCAGAAACAACTTCAGTAGCAGTTTTAACTCCTTGGCCATCATAAGAGAATGTACCAGAACTAAAACCAATCTGTTGTTCAAACTCACGTAAGAAATAATCTATCGACTCTTTGAATTGAGTAGAACGAATATCAGAAGTTAAATCAGTTACACTCAATTTATCTGTATCTCCATACATACCCTGATAAACATCTTCGTCTTTATCAAATAAAACTGGGTGAGCATCATCTACTTCATCTCCGTACAAATTACCAGTAGGTTTCAACATTTCAGCAGGAACTGCAATTCTACGTTTACCCATTCTAACTTCATGAACAAACATATCATGAGTTCGATTAATAGCGTCTATTACATTTCTTGAATTATCTACAATACCAACACCAAGTGGACTATCTAAGTTCTTATTATTAGCTCCTGGTGTTCTGAAATATGCAAATAATGGTTTAGTAATAACATCAGTAAAGGTTAATTCAGGTGCTAAATTAGGATATAAAGTTTCAAGCGCTACTTGTTCTCCAATTACATCTGATTGATAAGAACGGTATAGCTCATTTGTTATGTGATAAGTTTTAGCATCATCCCATTCGTGGAATTCAAGCAATGTATAATAAACGTTTCTGTCGTTTTCAGTTCTAACTGTTCGACTAGCAAAAGCACATTCAGAAATATCATCAGTGTTGTTACGTAATGGATAGAATTGGTCTGCATTAGCCCAAGCTATCCTAATAACATCATTATCATCAACATAAGGTCTTGCAGCTAAACCACCTAATGAAATAGCAGTTTCTAAGCGTTGTTCAAATCTCATATTGAACTTATTATCTTGAATTACTTCATTGATGAACTCGTTTGTTGTTTCATCTTCTAACGATAAGGAACATTGTTCATTAAAGATAATTGACGCTAATTTCTTAGATGCTAACTTAGTAACGTTTAGAGAACTCAACGGACGTTGTCTGTATTCACCGTATGAATTACGATACTTAACTTTTGGTAAATCATCCTTGTAATATAACTTGGCCAACTTTATTCGTTCGTATTCCATTGGATCAATTGAAACTCTATCATCATCAGTAATGTTAGTTAGACTCTTTACCATTCCTAACTTGGCACCTCCTTTCCTAAACCAATCTTTTATTTGTTGAATTAATGACATCACTCCACCACCTTAATATTTCAAACCTAGCAAGCGTTCATTATCTCGCACAAAGTACTGGAATTGGTCGCATGTATGGTCTTCTTCTTTGATAACTTTAGGATCGTCACTGTTTAAAGTTTTCTCATCCCAACGATAATTTCTATGTTCTTCAATAAATATTTTGTTTTCTTCAGTATCTAGATAATAAAAACGACCCTGAGCAACTATATTTTGCACACGGTCTATCATGTCTACTTTTTTCAATTTTGCTACCTTATGAAGATGTACTCCATAATCACTGTAGAACTGATTATCTAAAGCACCTTCAGCAGAATCTATTGTTAATTTAGTTGCCGGCTTTTTGAATTGTTTGGCCAACTTATTGATGAATGAATACAAGTCCTTAGATAGCTCACTAGGTGGCTTTTTATGAGCCTTGCCTTGTGGACTGTAATAATAAGTATCTAATAAAATTACATTGCCTTTTCTAGTCAATCCATAAGCACCAAATGTAGTAGCAGAAACTTCATGGCCAGAGTCAATAGCACAGAACCAATTTGTAATGTAATCATCACTTGGCAACTCTTTTAATGCTTTAAAATTATCCATGTTGTAAATATTAGTACCAATTCCAATGACTTCACCCAGATACAACCAACGATAATAGTCATAATCATTATTTTTATAACTCTCAATCAGTTTTAATTGCTGCTCTGTTGTGAATCCTAATTCATCATCTAAGTAAGTACTCGTATCAACAAAATATTCTGGATCTTCTTCTCTAGCAGTTACCCAGTCATTAATCCAGTCATAGGGGTTTTTAGGCGGGTTGTAAGAGAAATAAGTTTGTACTTCGTCTACGTAACCGCTTTTCTGTCGGATAAAGGTAGGTAGTGCTTGGTCGAACACATCAGGACTCTTTAAGTTGGCGCATTCCTCGAACCATACGTTAATGACATTCTGCACGGTGTTTGACTTGAGTTTCATCGGATCATCAGCACCATAAAAGTAAAAAGTGCTCCCCGTCTCCTTGTGGATAATCTGCATAGGACTTACTCGGGTTTTAAATTGGTCTGATACATGATAGATATCCATAGCCCAAAGAATTTGATTATAAACACTATCCCGTAAGTAGCTAGCATTTTCACGAATGCATATCACGTTAGCCTTATGTCCATCTCTGACTTGTTTGAGCACATTTAAGACAAGTTTCAAACTAATAACCGAAGACTTAAAAGACCCACGACCGCCTTTAGCTATGATGTAAGGCTTCTGTGTTTGCCACATAGCTTTGAAGTGTGGGTTTACGTTGGCTTGAATATTAACTTTAATTGTCCTTTCCATCGTCGTCCTCCCACTCATCATTGATGACTATTGTAGTTCGTGAGTTCGTTTGTTCTTCCAATTGCTTACGTTCGTGTTCTTTAAGTGCCGCTTCTGCTTCCAACCTGCGCAATTGCGCTTTAACAATAGGACTGTCGTTAGGGTATCTCTTCATAATTTCCTTACCAGCATTCATTCTTGTTTTTACATCTGGTTCTTTCTCAACTTTGTCGCCATCAGGAGTGATGACTGTTTCAGAAACTTCACCACGTAAAGATCGGAAGAGCGTCGTGTAGGGAAAGAGTGTAGATCTCGGTGGTCGCCGTATC